TTAGACAATTTTCGTTCTGGTTTCGTCCTTTTCCCACCCGTGCATACCTTCCGCGGCGAGGCGCTTCCGGTCAGCCGCGCGGGTATAAAGTGCCGCCTCCGCAAGGCCCGCGTGGCCCAGGACGGCTTGAATCTGGTTCGCGCTGGCCCCGTGTTCGGCGAGTCGTCGTGCCGTCGCCTTCCGCAAGCCGTGCGGGCTGAGGCCCTTGGGCAGCCCGGCCTCAATCGCCATGTCACGAAACCAGTTGGTGAAGCCCGCCGGGGTGAAGGGCTTGCCCTGCGCCGTCATGATGTAGGTGAGTTGCCCGGCGGGCACGCCGTCCAGAGCCTCGCGGAGCGGGCGCAAGAGCGGGATGTGAACCGTGGTGCCGGTCTTCTGTTGCGTGATGGTCAACACGCCGTCGCGGACGTGTTGGCGGCCCATGCGCACCACGTCGCTGCGCCGCTGGCCGGTGTAGAGCAAGAGCGTAAGGGCCAGCGCCGCCCGCGTCCCGGCTTTGTGGTGGTCGCGGAATTGCGCGATGTGATGTTCTTCCCACGTGGTGAATCCCTCGGTCCGAACGCGCAGCTTTCGCACGCCCTCGGTCGGGTCATCGCGCCGCCAGCCAAGTTCGACCGCGTGGCGCATCAAGAGGTGTATCATGCGCAGGAGGTTGTTCGCGGCGGTCGGGGTGTCCGACTTCGCGCCGATGATCGTGCGCACGTGGGGCGACTCCAGCTTCGCCACGCGTTTGTCGCCGTGTTCCGCCCGGAACCGTTCGATGATCCCGCGATAGGTCTTTTTCGTGCTGGCGCGCAGCCGGCAAAGTCGGCGGTCTGATAGTAGCTGGCGACCAGGGCGTCGATGCTGCCCGGCCCGGCCTTGGCGGCCTTGGGCGCAGGCTCGCCTTTCAGGGCTTCCTCATAGGCCGCCATGAAGTCGGGCGACCAGGGCAGCCCCGGCAGGGCCACAGCGGGCGTGCCCGGCTTGCGGAGATACCAGCGCGCGTTTCCGTGCCGATCAAGGTAGCCCTTGCAGTATTTCGGGGCTTTGGCCGGGCGTCTCATGTCGCGTCCCATTCGTTCTGGTCGGAGTCATCGTGCCCGGTCGGCGTGTCGCCGGGCAAGTCTTCGAACGCGGCGTCCAGTTGATGCCTGTCCCAAAGCACGCGGCTGCCAACGCGCTTGGGGCCGGGCATCAGACCTTCCCGGATCAGCTTTTCGAGCGTGTTGGGCGACACGCCGACATATCGCGCCGCCTCCACGCGGGACAACCCGCGCGGCGGAAAGGCGATATGAGACGCGCCGCCCATTGGTCACACGCTCAGCCGGACGGCCACGGTAGCCGAGGGATTGCCCGCGGCGCTCACCGCGTGGCCGACCATGGGGTTTGCTCCCTCGGCGTCGTCGGTCGTCACCTCAGCCTCGGCGGCGTCGAAGTATACCGCCGCGCCAACGGTCACGGCGTCGGTCATGGCTTTGGGCAGGACGAAAACGCCCGTGGTGCTGATCACTAGGGGTGCGCCGCTGGCGGCGTCGCAATTGGCCACGCCAAAGAGTGCGCCGATCAGCACGGGGTCGCCCGAGGCGACGGCGGCGGGGGCTGTCACGGTGATGTTCTCACCGCGTTGAACGAAGTTCTTCATGAGACCAATCCTTTCGAGGTTCGGGTTTTGAGGGTCGCCGGGCGGGGGTGCCCGGCAAGCTGGGATTCAAGGTCGCGGATGTACGCGGCCAGCTTGGCGGCGGAGGCGGGCTTGTACTCCACGCGTTCGCCGTTCTGGTCCACGAATGTCACCGCGGCCTCGCCGAGTTGCAGCCGGTGGTAAGCCGCCCGCGCCTCGGTCAGTTGTTGGGCGAGGCTCACGATCCACCGGCGTTGAGGTAGGCCCCACGGAAGTCGAGCCAGCCAGCGCCGAAGTCCAAAAATGCCCGGAATTTCAGACCAAGGGTCGACCAGTCATCGGCCCGCTGAATCTGGACGCCCTGCGCGCTAGCAAGGTAGCCATACTGCAAACAGGCCAAACGGGCCGGATCGGCAAAGATCATCCAGCGATCATCGGTGATCCGGGTTTCTACCAGGAGCGACAGCTTGCCGGTCCAGGCGTTCACATCGGCGACCGTGGTCGCGTAGATCGCGGCCAAGAATTTCTCCGCCGTGGTCTCCGACTCCGGGCCGACCACAAGATACTTCGGGGTCGCCGAAATGATCGTCCTGCCGTCGAGGCCGGTCACAGTCCGCATGAATTTGCGGGCCGCGTCGAAGGCCACGGAGTCACCCGAACCGCCGATGGCCACGCCCGGCGAGGCGAAGTTGCCCCGGCTGGCGTCGAAGACCGGAGTCCCGTCCGACAGGTCGGGGTTGCTGGTGATCAGATCGACCAGAATGTCGGCCTCGGTCTGCGCGGCGGCGGTGCCAAACTCGGCCACCATGTCGCCCAAGAGGCCAAGGTCGTCATTGACCAGCAATTCCCGGCTCACGGTCAGGCCGCGGGCGTAGGTCTTCAAGCGCATGGTCTCGCCGTTCTCGGCGCGGGTCGTGTGGGTGATCTCGCCGTTCTCGGCGATCTCTTCCAGTCGGCCCATGTTCCCGAGGCGGATCGACGTGGAGGTCTTGAAGTCGCTCAGGACGCGCTGGCGGCAGAGCGTCTTGAGGGGCGACTCCGCGATCTGGTAGGCAGCCGCCGCGGTTTTTCCCATGGCGTTGCTGACAACCAGCGGGAAATCGGACGTGCCATGCGCGGCCCGCTCGAACACCTGATCGGAGGTCATGCCACGGGTCGAGATGCCAGCCCGTTCAAGGGAAGACCGGGCGTGGTCTTTCATCGAGTCGCCGAGATACTGCCGCGCGTCGTCCGGGCACGGGGCACCGGTCATGCGCGTGGCGATGGCGTCAGCTTGGCGGCGGACGATCACCGCCGGGTCGTCGTTCTGCGCGGTTGCGGTGCGGATGACCGGACGGCTAGCCGACCGGGTTTGCACATGGTCGAAGGCCAGCGCCTTCGCTTCCTCGATCGTCGCGCCGGTGTCGATCAGATCGTCGGCGGTGGCGTCGGGCAGCCCGGCGCTGCGCACCAGGTTGCGGATGTCAGCCCGGCGGGCGCGCTCGGCGTCGGTCGGGGTCTCGATTACAGGATCGGGCATGGGGCCTCCATTTGAGTTGGCGCGATTGTTGAGAGTCCCGCCTGACCGCGCCGTTGCGTCAGGGGCTTTCGTGGAGCGGACCCGGCTGTTGGGGTCCGCTGGAGTCGGGGTGAGGCTGATCTCGCGGATCGACCACGCGGTCGGGCGTTTCACGCGCTGGCCGTCTTCGATGGTCTCGCGCCAGCCCGCGACGGAATAGCCGACAGAAACGCCGGTCACGGTGCCCTCGGCCACGCGCTGCACGACTGCCAAGGCGTCGTCTGCGGCGGACAGGCGTAGTTTGGCGATCAACTGCCCGCCTTCGATCCTCAGCGACTGCACGATGCCCACCACGTCGCGCGTGCGGGTGCCGGTATGGTTGTCCAGCACGGGCACGTCGCGGGCCGCGCCAAGGGCGACGGTCGCCATGTCTAGGCGTTCAAGGAACGGCCCGCGGGCATCGCGCCGGGCGACGGGAGTGTCGGTGGCGGCCACGGCTTCCACGGTCAGCGCCTCGGCGTCCCAGGTTGCCGGGGCGACGGCTGCGCGACGGGTCATCGACTCGGCGTCGGCGAACCGGTCGGGCGCGTGGGCGATGGTGTCGTCAAAGAGTTCTGCGGGCGGGCCTACGCCCTCGCCGGTGTAACGGCCCGCGGCTGCGCGGCTGGTGGTGATGGGTTCAGGCATTGGAACCTCCAAAGGTAAGGCCGAGGTCGGTCGCGCGGGTGCGGTCCGCTGCGATCTCGGCGTCGAGTTGCGCCACATTCCACCCGAGGCTTGCGACGGCTTGGCGGCGACTGGTCAGGCCCGCGTCGATCTGCGCGATCAGGGCGGCGGTATCTTTGGCGGGGTCCACCTGCATCGCGCGAGGAGTCAGAAATTCGACCTTGAGCGCGGGGGCCAGATCGTCGAAGGCACCGGCCAGATACGCGCGGGTCATCACGCGCCGCCAGAGCGGGTTGAGCACTTGCGGCACGATGCAGTGATACTGAAATTGCTCGATCTTGGCCCTGTAGCTGATCAGACCGGCGCGCAGGCTGCTGTAGTTCGCATTCGACAGGTCGCCGTCCAGGAGGTGTTGCGGCACGCCGAGGCCCGCGGCGATCTGGCCAAGGGTCAGCTTGGCGAATGCCACGCCGTCCGATGCCTGATCAGGGGTCGCGAATTTGATGTCTTCGCCAGCCGCCAGCCGCCGGATCGTGCCCGGCTCAAGGGAGATGTCGCCGTCTGCCTCGGGGAAGCCACCCGCGCCGCCGAGGTTATTCTGGTCGGTCACGAAACCGGCAAACATGGCCGCGATCTTCTGGCCCACAAGCATGGCGTCTTGCAACTGGTCCAGTTCATTGACCGTCAACAGGACCGGGGCCAGCCACGATGTGCCGCGAACCTGACCGGGGCCGAGGGGCCGCATGAGGTGCAAAACGTCGCTCGCCGGGATGCGGATGGGCGGCGCGGCGGTGATGAATACCTCGGTCGGGCGGTGGGGAAGGATGTGGTAAGCCACCCTGCGACCGCGCGAGTCAAACTCGATCCCGGCGACGACAAAGGCGCCGCCTGGCAGATCGCGGGTCATGCTTTCGTCCACCATCTCGGCGGGCAGCAGGCGCAGGCGCAGCCCGTCCGCGTCTTCCTCGATCAAGGCGAAGGACTCGCCGTCGATCACGGTGGCCCGGACCATTTGGGCGACCAGGCCGCGCAGATCGGTGCGGCCCTCGGCGTCTGTCTCGGCGGCGAAGGCTTCAAAAGCCGCGTCCAAGGCGGCCCGCTGATCGGGGTCGGGGTGCGCGCTGGTCGCCTCGATTCCTGCGCCCACGGCCTCGGCCACGATGGCGGCTATGCCATTCGAAATCCACCCGTTGTTCACAGCCCCGTTGCGGCTCCGCGACCGCAGCGGTGCAGCGGCGGCCAGAGTCTCAGGCCCGGTAGGGCCAAAGGATCGGATGCCCCGGCGCGTGGCGGGCATGGCCCCGTCGAAGGACCGGACCGCGGGCGGGGGCGGCTGGTCGCGTCGGAACAATGCGGCGACTGAGTTGCGCAGGCGGCCCATGTCAGTGGGCCTTGCGACGGTTGAGGTTCATCACGATCCGCGCGGCCAGATCGTCCAACGGCACGACCGCGGCGGCGACCGGCATGTGATGGTCGGGCACGATCACTGCGCCCTCGCCGATCAGGCCGTGATCGCCATGGCGGACGGCGGCCCAAAGGGCCAGCGCGCCGGTGTCGATGTGGCGCGAGGCGTGGAGTTCGACGGAAAACCCGTGCGGGCGCAGGTCTTGCATGTAGGTCAGCAAGATGAACGTTGCGGGATTACGGGGCGCGCCTTCTCCCGGGTTGCCGGTCCACATCTGCAAGGCGAGGGCCAAGCGTTCCAGCTTGTCCTTCCCGGCGAGGCCGAGGTCGGTCGCGGCGCGAAGTGCTGCGGCGACAAAGATTGCGTCAACGGAAAACAGGAGTGCCCCGCGACCGTCGTCAGCGTCACGCCCGAGGGGGATGATGTAGCCGCGGGTGATGTAGCCGCGAATTTCGGTGGTGAGTTTCGAGATGTCGTCGCCGCGACCCGCGATCAGCCCTGCGATCTCCCGCGCGTGGAACATGCGCTGATCCTTCTTGAGGTAGGGCATCGCGAAGGGACCGGGGTAGTCGTCTGAAAAATCGCTCATGTTGTGCTCCTCTGTTCACTGTCCACAACATTGCCTGATTCGTCGTCGGGAGTCCACGACTCTTCTGACTCGCCAATGTAGGTTTTTTATGGCACGTTCACCGCAAGAGAGGCGATTCTGTCTCTCCTTCTGGGTTGCGAACGGGGGCGGCGGTTTCGGTCGCCGCTCCCACCCCATCAACATGGAGGCCGAAATGACGAGCGACGAAATCCGCGCCGAGGCTCTGGCGATGCTGTACCGAACCATTCCGCACCCCGATGCGGTCAGATTCACGTTCATGCAGGTCATGGCAATGATCGAACGCGAGGGCTACGCAATCCCGCGAGACGGTGAATCGTTCCTAAAGGGCCGATCCCACCTTGTGCGAGTGAACTGA